CTTACAGTTTTTCGGACATTTCATGCTTGAAGAACCCTTGTATTGAGCGATCCTGATAGAGCGTCGACCGGGAGTACCACCTGACGGCGCGCGCCAACTTCACCACCTCCTGAAAGGGGAGACCCATGAACGACCTCGCCGGATTCATAGCTAGCGCCTACGACCACCCCAGCCGAGTGGCTTGGACAAGCTCGCCGACAACCCGCGAAGCGCTTCTGAAGCAAGGATTCACGGACGTACGAAACTCACCTAGCGCTTGGGGCAAGACGGAGTGGTGTCTCCGAGCACCTAGCAAGTAAGACGGCCGAGAGGGTGCCAGCGCGGGCCCTCTACTCACCCACTCTTCTGAAAGGGAAGATACGATGAACTTCAACCTGACCATTAACTGTGACAGCGCTGCGTTCGAGGACAACCTGGAGGGGGAGTTAAACAGGATCCTCTTAACTGTGGTTAGCAGGATCGATCATTACCACGTTCCTGGGTTTGAGCTGCCGCTCCGGGACGTGAACGGGAACAACGTGGGCGAGGCTTGGGTGTCGGAGGGTAGCCGTGGGTGAGTACGTGACGGTGGATATCTATGTCCGTGAGGTGGCTGACCTGAGCCACTTCTCTGACTGCTGGGGTCATGAGGAGAGCATGGACGAGCGAGAGGGCTATGTCCTGGCGACGTTCTGTGAGGTGAACTACGGCGGGTTCGAGACGCGCGAGAAGGCGGCCAAGGCTGGGCTGGAGTTCCACGGGTGGCACGATGGCAGCAGTGGGTGCTTTAGCCCTTTCGCGTTCGTCACGGACGGCGCTGGAGGGCTTCTGGAGGTTCCTGCTAACGACGACTATTGCCCGGTGGTTGCTTTGACAGACCTAGGCGAGCTGCAGGGCTTGGACCTTGCTCACGACTACCTGGAGCACAGGCGGCGGCTAGAGCAGCTCTGGAAGGATCAAGCGTGACTGACCCTGACCGAATCCTGATGCTGCTGACCCTGATTCTAGCCTTTGCCATCTTGGTCCTATTGAGGGGACTTGCCGATGACTGACCCCGACCGGATCCTAATGCTACTCACCCTAATCCCAGCCTTTGCCATCTTGGCCTTATGGGCCTACGCGGACGAAAAGAGGAAACGATGAAGAAGCCCAACCCCAACGGCCGGATTATCTACCGAGGCCCATCCCGTCTTGACGGCAAGCCCATCGTGGTTGTGTTGACCGGCCTGAAGCCCGGCAAGAACGAGAACCTCAAAACGGGCCACATGCTGCAAACGCATATCCTTGTGGACACCATGAACCCGCATGAAGCTGTGGCGACGGGGGCGGACATCAGTATCTGTGGCTATTGCCCCCATCGTGGCGTCGACGAACACGGGCTGCAGGTGAAGAAGCGCACATGCTACGTGAAGCTTTGGCGGGCCCCTGCAAAGGTCTACGCGTGTTTACATACGGGATCGGGCTACAAGACGGCCACGACGCCTCAGGATCGACGTGCGCTCGGCCGAGGCGCAAAGATCCGGCTCGGCGCCTACGGAGACCCAGGGGCCGTTCCGACGGCCGTGTGGCGACAGCTAACAGAGTTTGCGGAAAGCTGGACTGGATACACCCATCAATGGCGACGCCGTCCGAGCCTTGCGGCCCTTTGCATGGCGTCTGCTGACACCGTTGTGGAGGCCAAGGAAGCTGTAGCGAAGGGTTGGCGTTACTTCCGCGTGAGTGAGACGACCGACATCCGCTTGGGCGAAGTGTTGTGTCCAGCCAGCAAAGAGGGCGGGAAGAAAACCGTATGCGCATCGTGTGGACTCTGCAACGGGACAGAGAGCAAGGCTCCCAAGTCAATTGTGATTCCACAACACGCCTAGGGAAGGAAACGAGCTGATGAGCTGGGAAATAGAGCACGCGGACACCCCGCCACCTGCAGAGATTGAGGCGCTACTCGGCCGAGACTTCGCCGACGACGCACCGGCAGTTTACGACAGTAGCTGGAAGAACGACGAATCGCCCAGCGTGACGTTCGATCGACAAGTGCTCCCCGGTGGCGAGCGGTTCGTAGCCCTCTTCTGGTCACACGATGCGACCATCGCAGCCTACGGTGTTAAACGCTACGCCGTGAACGTGTGGGTCGACGGTGCCATCTCGCGGTGCTACGCGACCGATTGTGTGGAGGACGCCGTGGATTACTTTGTGGACGTGTCGCAGGAGATGGCAAAGGAGTCAGCGGACGTGACTGCGGTCATGCCACCCGACGCGATGAAAGGCTGGGACGAGATGTCCCCAGAGGATTACGCAAACTCTGAAGAGTACAAAAGGCGAGTCGCAGAGATGAAGGCGAAGGGGTGATGCGTGGCTTGGCTTTATGTGCCGGGGTTGGAGGGCTCGAATTGGGCCTCCAATCCGCGATCCCAGGATACAAAACTGTGGGCTACGTCGAGCGGGAAGCCTTTGCAGCGGCCGTTATCGTGGCGCGGATGGCGGACAAGGCCCTGGATAAGGCTCCTATCTGGGACGACATCAGCACCTTTCCAGCTTGGAGCTACGGCTCAAGAGTGGATCTCGTGTCTGCTGGTTTCCCCTGCCAGCCAGTCAGCCTTGCGGGCAAAGGGGAAGGACAAGATGACCCCCGGTGGCTGTGGCCCCACGTTGCCCGCATCGTTCGCGAGGTACGACCCAAGTACGTCTTCTTGGAGAACGTCCCAGGACTTATCAGGCGAGGTCTTGCCCTTGTCCTCCAAGACTTGGCCGAGTTCGGGTTCGATGCGGAGTGGGGTGTGTTCAGCGCGGCCGAGGTCGGGGCCCCTCACCTCAGAAAGCGACTCTTCCTGCTTGCTTCCAACACCGACAGCGGGGGACTCGAAGAGGAGCGGAGCAAAGGGGTACTCGACGGAGAGCGGGAGGCACTCGGGCACGACCCTGACGGACTTTGTGGACCGTGGGCAGCTGAACCCAGCGTGGGTCGAGTGGCTGATGGGGTGGCCTATCGGGTGGACAGATTGCGGGCTTGCGGCAACGGAGTAGTACCGCAATGCGCGGCGCTAGCGTGGCAAGAGCTCAGAGGGCGATTTGAGGAGTAAACCAGGCATGGAGCTTGATATGGGAGCAACCGAACGGCAGTACCAGATAGCGGCGGCCAACGGCGGGGCGGTATTTGAGAGCCTTAGCGTGGGCGAATTCTTCAAGTTCACAGAGCACGGTTCGCACTACCAAAAAGAGCAGGGTTACCGCTGGTATAAGGACGTTGCGACGGGCAAGCGGGGGAAGGTGTCCTCCCCTGGGCAGCTGGTGTTTCCGCAGACGATAGAGGGAGGCTAAGACGATGGCAGGTAGACCCATAGACCTGAGCAGGACGAACCCGGACCACCTGGCGAAGGCTTACGCGGCAGGTGGCAAGCTGTTCGAGGACCTCGAGGAGGGGGAAAAGTTCAGGATCAAGCGGCAGTCTGAGGAGTTCTGGCAGAAGGTAGAAAAGAACAAGGCCGGGCTGATCAAGGGTAACTTCAAGGGGTTGCCTATCGGGGCTGTAATCGAGTGCCCGCTGGATGCGATCGTCTATCCCTGTCAGCTGGTGGACGGAATTGCCCCCAGTAGTAAGACGAGGTTCAAGTCATGAAAGGACACGGGCATTGGGAGGCGCGCAGGCGCTGCGTTAAGTGTCGAGGGTACCTGAGCAAGGAGGCGATTTACTACAACAACGGGATCTGTCCCCTCTGCGGGCACCTCGGTTCCTACGCGGGGACTATCACGCAAACAGAGGCTGAGATAGGCCGGTGGAGGTGGCGTTGGTGGCCTCCCCGCTGGACATGGGAGGTGAAGTCATGATTGCAGGGTGGGTAATTGGCTGGTTGCTGTCTGTCTGTTGGCTGTCTGTGAAGGTGGGAAGGTTCTTGAAAGATGAGCAGTAAGCACGGCGATGAAGACCTGGAGTTTGACTGGTTTCTACCCTGCGTGATTAAGGACACGGACATTGAGATGGTGTTGGACGTTCGCCTAGTTGTCAGCGTGAGCTTTGAGCAGGAAGACGACGGCAGCACATCGTTCCACATCAACCATATTGAGGCTAACGGGGAGACTGAGCTACCTGTGGACGTATTCGAGGATGAGGAGAGCTTCCATAAGGAACTGACGGACATTCTAGCGGGGCCGCGGTGATTAAGGGCAGCGCGGTTGCCAAGATGGGCAACTGGCAGATACGGCTGACGGCTACCAAGGGCAGCACGCTGAAGCAGGTGGAGACGTTCATGCGTCGGGCCCTGATCCAGTGCGAGCTGCGGAAGGAGAAGGGGTGCAAGAGCAAGGCGGCTTACGCGTTGGGGCTGAGCCGCTCCTCCCTGCACTCCATGATAAGCACCCTGGACCTGGGCGAGTGGTACCAGGAGAACTGGCCCCAGAAGACAGTGCAGAGGTTTAAGACGAAAGGTGCAGCTGAATGGGACGCGAAGTGAGGCGAGTGCCACCAGGTTGGTTTCCTCCAAAGAAGCGGTACTTGAGTGGAGAGGATTACCACCCGCAATACGACGAGGCGTACGAGGTCGCAATTGAGGAGTGGGTCGCAGGCCGGGAGGAGTGGAAGACCAACCCCAAGTCGGACTGCTCTTACGAAGACTGGTATGGGTCGGCTCCAGACCCTGCTTACTACCGGCCCAATTGGACCGAAGAAGAGCGGACCCACTTTCAGTACTACAGTACGGTCAGTGAGGGCTCACCACTGTCTCCAGCATTCCCAACGATCGAGGAGTTAGCCAAGTACCTCGCCGAACATCGGGAGTTCAACGCGGACAAGCACCCCTCGATATTCCCTATCCGCACCTACGAGGAGTGGGTTCGCGTGCTAAGCGCTGGCTGGTCCCCTTCCCTTGTCATTTCCGAGGCAGGGATTGAGGACGGAGCAACCTACCTTGATAGGACGACAAGGAAAGCATGAAGAAAGGAAGCGTGGCGGAGCGGGAAAACTACCGCTTCTGGAGGGAAATCTGCCCAGTGCGGGCGGAGAGGAAGAGCAGGAGGTGGACCCAGGCGAGGGCTGGTGAGCGGGCAGGGCTACCACATGCACGCGTGTCGTCTATCGAGTCAGGGCAGGAGTTGTCCCCTCGGACCTGGACGAAGAACGTGGTGTTGCTCGCAGAGGCCTTCAGGGAGGACGTGGAGGGATTCGTTATCCGCATGACCTCGTGGTGGCGGGCGAACCCTCGGAGGCCGCAGGAGTCGATACAGGGCTACCTGGCAAAGGTTGAGGACGCACGATGTCAGTTGTGGCTGTTGGACAACCCGTTCTTACTGCTTAGGGAGGCTAAGCAGCTGAGCGTAGAAGAGCTCTCGGAGGCTTCGGGAGTGAGCAAGAGCAAGATCAACGACCTCGAGCTGAGGGTCTCAACAGAAATGCCGGTCAATATGACCATGCGGATAGCTGACGCGCTGGGGGTGGACCTCGGCAGGCTACTGCAGCTGTGGGCTGACTGGCTGTACTCACACCCCAAAGGGAAAGCACAGGTGAAGGATGTTTTTAGTAAAACTCGTCGGCAGCGGGCAGCCGAAGCAAATCGCAGGGACGGACTGGTGGATCGGGCACGCGACTCCGGGCGGCCATCAGAAGATGGCAGCTCATGAGGCGGAGGGCTCTCTGCATGTGCGCGGGCCGGGTGGTGTGTTCGTGGTGGCGCCGGGTCAGTGGCAGTACATCGAGCCTGTTGCCAAGGAGGAGGCTAAGCCGCAGGTGGCGACCGCTAGCCGTAACAGCGTGAAGAAAGGGAAGTCTAGTGCCAACTGAAGCCTACTGGACCAGGGCTAACGTGGCCGTGTCCCTCTCCTGGTGTGACGGGGATCACGGGTACGGCAGTTACTCGCTCAGGGTGTTGGGCGTTGGTGGTGACCAGAACGTGATCGTAATCCCCAACCAGTCACTGGTGAACACGCTGCTGTTCGCTGGGCAGGAGGCACCCGACTGCCCCGCGTGTGTTGAGTACAAAGGCAGGCTAGCCAAGGCCCTGGCTGAATTGCAGAGCCTGGACGCTGAGATTGTGGTGCTTAACGAGCAGGTGCGCGGACTACTGCGTGACAGGACAGCGCTGTCTGAGGAGCTGAACAAGAAGGTGAGGTTGAACACATGACTATCACACCCGAACAGCTAGCCCGGCGCCGGAACCATATCGGTAGTTCTGACTGGGCTGGAATCATAGGGCACGACAACTTCAGCAGCAGGCACAAGGTGTACCTGTCGAAGGTCCAGGAGCTGGATTGGGAGGGTAACGACGCTACCCGGCGCGGCGACTGGCTGGAGAAGGGTATCCTCGAGGCAACCAAGTACGAGTTCGAGCACGACACATGCGTCACGGACATAACGGTTGCGGCTGACGACGGCGTGCATGAGGCGAACCTTGACGCACTCATGACCGGCGTGGTTATCGACGGGGTCACCTATGACAAGGCTGTTGTTGAGATCAAGAGCACGACTGCGTGGGAGGAGTGGGGGGAGAAGGGTACTGACGAGATCCCGCACAAGGTTATGTGGCAGGTGCAGCAGCAAATGTACTGCGCCAACGTAGACATCGCGATTGTCACGGTGTTGCTGCCAGGGCTCGACTTCAAGCATTACGTGGTCAAGAAGGACTTGGGCCTTATCGCCTTCGCGGTCGAGACGTGCATGGACTTCTGGAAGAACAACGTCATGACGAAGACACCCCCCGAGGGTGAGCCTGACGCTGAGTACCTGAAGCTCATGCCTCGCAACGAGGGCACTATGGTCCTCGTGAACGACAAGCTCATTAAGGACGTAGCGGCTGCAAAGTCTGCGCTGAGTACAGCAGAGGAGCTAGTCAGCCAGACGCAGAACAAGCTTATCCACGCCATGAAGGACGGTGACGGAGCCCAGAACCCTGAGTGTGAGGTGCAGTACACGTACCGAGAGCAGAGGGGCAGGTCTTCCTACGGTGTCTCCAAGGACCACACGACGGACGTGTGCCCCGAGTGTGGCGTTGGCAAGAAGGTGGGCAAACCGTTCCGCGTGTTAAGGGCGGGCAAGTACAAAGGACTATTAGATGTCGAGAGCACAGAAAAACCTGAATAAGCATGTTGCGGATAGCCTGGAGCACTTGCGGGCTATCGTGCAGGAGCTGGTAGAGCGTACGCATGAGCTCAACCTGCGAGTCAACCTACTAGAGGAAGGAGCGACTGTTGATAGATCCGGAGAAGCCCCAGTTCAGTGAAGGCAACACGGACCTGTGCTGTGGGTTCGCTATCGAGAACGGGACCATGCAGATAATGGGGCCCAAGGGCGTCGGATACCCAGTCGACACGGTGCAGATGGTGTTCGGCGTCATGAAGGTGGGCGGAGAGCAGGACCAGTACGTGTTCAACATGACTAATGAGGTCCTCAGGTACTTCATTGTGGTGGCGGCAGAACGACTTCAGGAAGCAGCAGAGGAGGAGAACGATGAACAACCAAGTTGCGAAGAAAACAACGGGTAGCACGGTCAAGGGTTTCATTGAGGACAACAAGGCTGAGATCCTCAAGCGAATCCCCAAGCACCTGAACGCAGAGCGCATGGTCAGTGTGCTCATGGGTGTAGCTAACACGCCGGGCCTGCAGAAGTGTAGCCCTATGTCCTTGCTCCAGTCGCTAGTGCAGGCGGGGCAGCTGGGGTTGCAGGTGAACCAGTTCAACAGCTGCTTCCTGATCCCCTACGGTAAAGAGTGCAAGCTCATTATCGGTTACCAGGGCCTCATCCAGCTGGCCAAGAATAGTGGTGAGCTCGCGGCTGTACATGTCGAGGTGGTGTACGAGCACGATAACTTCGTGCGCTCGGAGACTGCGCTCGAGCATAGCTGGGAGCCGTTCGAGGACGACCGGGGCAAGGCTGTTGGTGCCTACTGTATTCTCGAACTGAAGAACGGGTCGAAGCAGTACGAGACCATGAGCGTGAAGCAGATCGAGAAGATCCGCACAGCCAGCAAGGGTGGCAAGGTGTGGAAGGACCACTGGGAGGAGATGGCGAAGAAGACTGTTGTTCGCCGTGCTCTCAAGAAACTATCCCTCAACCCTGAGGTTATCCAGACAATCACCGAGTCGGACAATGCTGAGTTCGATAAGGGCCCGGTGGTGCGTAGCGTGAAGCTCGGAGCTGACGCGTTGCTTGCAGAGGTGAGTGAGGAACCGGAGATCGAAGTGGATCCGGCAACTGGGGAAGTAATACCGGATCATGTGGGGACGTAATGGCTAACACAATCAACAACTTCGTCCGGGCGCAGCGGATCTCAAAGAAGGTGCGGTCTACCTACGAGGTCATGAATAGCTTTGACCGCATGAACCTGGTCCGCCTGGTCAAGGACGAGCTCGACGCTATCGACGATAAGTACAAAGAGAGGTTGTTGGAAGAAGCTCGGCAGGAGGAGGCGCTGTGAGCTGTCTCAAGTGCAGAGGAATCCCACCGGGTAACTACTGCGTGACGTGCGGGAAGTTCTCACCTCCGTTCCCTGACCACAGCATTAGGGAGGCGTTCATTGAGGACGTTCTAGCTAAGCAAGACCCACACCCGCGGTCAGCAGAGGAGAGCCTTGCCCGCTCGGAGCGGTACGCGCAAAGCGCTTGGGTTAAAGACGTGATCCGCGGGGCGTCTGAGCAGAAGCTGTGGGACGAGTACTCCCGCGCTGGAGGTGTGCGGCTGCGTCATGACGACGGTGGCCACATGACCACGGATAGCGAAACGAAGGAGTACATCTACGACTTCTTCGAGAAGGTGCCCGACACGGTAGTGGAGCTGAACTGGGCAGGTACTACGTGGAGGCTGATTAGCAGAGGAGAGCGGTATGACGACTGACGATACCATGAGCTACTCGGAGTACAAACAGAGGGCTAAACCGAAGCGATCCCGTCGAGGTGGGGTCCAGCTTAACTTCACAGTCTCGCCTGAGATTAAGGAGTTCCTTAAGGCTGAGGCTCTCGCCAACGACAAGCTCTTAAGGAAACACCTTGCCGAGATACTCACCTCGTACGTGAGCAAGAGGAGGGTGTGATGGAAAAGCGCAGCAAGTGTGACAAGTGTGGTATCCGGCGCAAGACTATGCGGTCCAGACTCAGAATGGAGAGCGGGCGGTCGCTAGTTATTACCGGCGAGCGGTGCCCCAGGTGTGAAAGCAAGCCCAAGCTAGAAGACTCCGGGCTCGACTGCTTCCACCTGTGGAATGAGAACGGTGAGATTGTAGGCTCCACCAACTACTGGCCAGGGCAAGAGGAGGAGAAGGATGACTAGACTAATCACAGCGGCACTACTGGTAGCACTACTGAGTGGGTGCGTACAACTACGGAGCTCCGACCGAATCATGCTGAAGGAGTTGAGACACTACGGGATTGAGGAGCAGAGCGAGGGTACTAAGAGTGTGCCCCTTGCGGCGGCGCTGAACATCCTCCCTGGGTTCGGCAACATCTACCTGAACCAGTGGGGCCCGTTCATTGTCAACCTGCTGGTCTGGCCCTACTCGGTTGTGTGGGGTGTGCCTCAGGCTGCGATAGACGCAGGCAACATTAACCGGATCGATACCGTTGAGCACTACAGCTCGGTTGTTGGTAAGCGGCAGCTCGAGAAGATTAAGGCGGAGGTGGGAGAATGACGCACGAGACCTGCCTCAACTGCGGCGTAACTTTCGGACCCAACTCGCACGGCAAGTCGACCGCCCTGGAGTTGGAGCTCATGTCAACCTGCGCTGGGCTAGAGCACGAGCTCAAGTGTGCACGGGAGACCACTGCTGAATGCTTGGAAGTCATAGCGGAGGCCTTTAAGCGGCAGGAGAGTGCGTGGCTAAGGGAGAAGGGTGCCTTTGAGATGGAGATACAGCGCCTGAAGTTTGACCTCAAGACCCTGCAGAGTGAGCCAGACAGGAGTCAGGAGAGCGACTACCGCGAGGGTGGTATCTAAAAATACGGGGGAGGTAGGTTGGAAGGACCACCTCCCCCGTCGCAACTTGTGCTCCGGGTCTGGAGCTGAGGCCAGGAAGGCCGTGTGTGGGTCAGGCAATTGACTGCGCAGAGGGGTTATGTTAAATTAACCCCTGATAGGCAATGCGGTACCAACGCAACGCCTCAACCGCAGCTAGCAACGCTCAGAGAGGAGCGTGTGAATGCCTGAACCTCCAGGGTACCACCGATTTATTTGAAATTCCAGGAGCCTGGCTCCAACACCATCCACCGTTCCACATTTAGGAGTTCCTAATGCACGAAGACAATGAACTTTTCTACCTCCTCCCGAGAGAACTCATCATGGGTGAGGGCCGCGAGTTAACGGACGCCGAGTACCGAGTATTGGTCTACATCTACGCCCATCTAAATGAAGATGACGAGGTTGGGCGGGGGCAGGCTGTTCTTACCCTAAAACAAATCACAAGGGCTACCGGCATGGAAGAGGAGATGCGCGTCCAGGGCTTGATCTACAGCCTCGAGCAAGCCCATTTCCTCGATGAGGAGGGCACTACAGGAGCCCCACTAGGGGCCCCCGTGACCTACCTCCACGGCAGCCGGCTCCCTCGACTACTGCCGGAAAGCAAGGTGCAATGAAGAGGAACTATGGCTTGGGTTGGTGGAATGGGGTGACGGTAGCCCTCTGCAGGACTCCGGTCTTGACGACAATGGAGTTTCGAATCTTCCTCCATATTTTGGCGTGCACCCAACAGAAGCGCCCGGTCCTTCCCACATTCGCCACCATTAAGCGCGAGACTGGGGTCTCAAACGGCAGTGTCCGGAGGGCTATCTCCGCCCTTGAGTCAAAGGGGTTCCTCAAAGTCAGCCGATCTAAATCAGAAGACGGGAGTAACGCCCCCAACGTCTATGAATTCGGCCCAAGCTACGATCCAGACGGGCATGGTGGGTGGGTTCATGATGAGACCACCCCCTTGCCCGGTCGGGTCCATGACAGAGCCACCCCCCAGGTCCATGACGAGACCGTAAGAGATGAGAGTATAGAAGAAGAGATAACTACTACCCCACCTAAAGAGGAGAAGGTCAGCCGCCCCCCCGGCTCCGCCGCGGCTGACAAGGTTAAGAGTTGGTGGAACAACGAGGTCGCTATACACGACCCCCGCATAAGGAAGATGGTCCGCTGCTCCAAGATCCAACTGGCTGGGCTAAAGAAGCAGCTTGAGGAGTTTCCGGACATCCGAGAGCAGTTCCCGCCACTGGTCGCTAACGGACTACTGGACTGGGTTTTCGATGGGAAGTTCGGGAAGTGGTTTAACTTCAACAGCTTCTTCACTAAGGGCGAGGCTAGCGCGACCAAGATAGCAAAGCTCCTTGAGGGCACCTACACCAACGAGCCAGGCTCTACGCCTACCGGGCACGACTACAGCGAGCAGAAGGAGGACCCGGAGCTAGCGGCTCACCTGGACCGCCAGATGGCGAAGGCTGAGCAGCAGCGAGAGAACCGCAGGAGAGCGCGAGAGGCGGCAGGCTAGTGGATGCTGAGGCCCGAGCTGACCTAGCTGAGGCGGAGGTATCCCGGCTGATCCTGGCGCTCAAGGCCCTGCAGCACAGCGCGGTGACGATGCACATTGGGTGCGACCGGTATGTGGGAGCCACCAACAAGTTCCTCTGGGAGAAGGTGAAGCGGTTGGAGCTCAAGATCTGCAACCAGAAGAAGGAACTAGCGAGGCTTAACAATGCCCCGAGACGTTGAAGAGCTGGTGCTAGGTGGACTTATGTGCGCCGGCCTAGACGCTGCCAGCAACCTCCACCTCATGGATGAGGACGACTTCCCACATATGGGGGACCAGTTTCTAGAGGTCCGAGACTCTATCAGGGAGCACGGGGCTGTCTCCATGCGGCTCTGGGACAAGTACGAGGGCCTCATGAAGAAGGCGGAGGAGGCTCAGTTCAGCTCGTCTCTGATGCCGATCTGGGTGGGGGAACTGAAGCGGCATGCCTACGCACACACGTCAAGGGTCCTAGGAGAGCGCCTGTTGGACGCGTGCAAGTCAGGCGACACGGAAGTCGTGGAGGACTGCGTGCGTCGATTACGGGACGTGCCAGCCCCCTCAGGGGCAACGCAGGGAAATAAGACGGGTGAGGAGTTGCTCCTGGCGTGGCAAGACATGGTCTCAGAGAGGGACCAGTTCGGGAGAGTTCCCACCGGGGTCAGATCCCTGGATCGGAAGCTCGGAGGAGGGCTTACCTATGGTGAACTGTTCCTTATTTGTGCCCGCACAGGAATCGGCAAGAGTTCCTTCCTGTACCAGATGGTTGTCGAGGTGTGCATCCGTAGCGAGATCCCGGCTGCGTTCTTCAGCCTCGAGATCCTCAAGGAGGAGGTGGTTGAGCTTGTCGCAAAGTCCAACTGCTCCTGGGACAACAACACCCCGGACGACGAGCTCACCTGCAACGTGGGGGCTGTCGCCATGGCTCCGCTGTGGATTAACGACGAGGTCAGGACACTAGAGGACCTTTTGTCCCAAGCTAGGCACCTCATAAATAAGCAGGGCGTGAGGGTCATCTTCTTAGATTACGCGCAAAAGCTGGAGCTTAAAGGCAGGCCCACCGCGCAGGACTACGAGAAGATTTCCGCTATCGCCAGCCAGCTGAAGACACTCACCCTCGACTACAAGGTGATTGTGGTAGCCGCGGCGCAGGTGAACCGGGGAGCTGCCCAGACACAGGGCAAGGACAAGGACCCAGGGCCACCGGGGCTTCACCAAATTAAGGGGTCGGGGGCTCTGGAGCAGGACGCCAACATTGTGGCCATGCTCCACCGCCCACCCTACTACGACGAATTTAAAGAGAAGGACTACCCTGAAGAAGCTTATGTCTACCTACGAAAGTGCCGGCGCGCTCTGCCTGGGAAAATCTCAGTCCTCTGGAAGGGGACGTGCCAGAGGCTGGAGCCGTGGAAAGAACGAGAGGTCCCGGGGGAGGGATTCGATGACCACTACCAGCGACACGATAACTAGCGTCGGGATGCTGCTCGCAGGTTTCGGGCTAGCAATGTTTGGGTTGGCAGTTTTGATCGGAGCACTAGGAGAGGTGTTTGGATGAGCAAACCTCGTTGGACGCACAAGAAGCACGGGGCTGGTGTGGAAAGCTACGCCTTGGAGTTGGACGAGACTCAGTACACGCGCCTAGTGGACTACCTCGAGGAGAACGGCTGGGATCTCGAGGACTCCACCATGGACACAGACGGGAACGCTGCTGTCTTCACCAGGAGCGGTGGCCGGGTCGGGTTGTACGAGAAGCAAGAGCAAGGAAAGTACCTCGTTGTTCACGAGGCCGAGCACAAGACCAAAGTGCGGGCCTCTATCATGAAGGGCGTTCGCCCTAAGCCTAAGCCAAGGATTAAGCGGTACTGTCCCACTTGCGGGAACGAAGGAGGAGAGAGTGGATTCTGTGAAGCGCACGAGTAAGACGGACCTACTGCTGCCGCTAGCGGTCCTGCTGGCCATAGCGGCGCTGGCACTGAAGACAATACCGAAACCCCAAGAGCACGAGTACGGCACCTGCAAGGGTATCCACAAGGTCGTGCCCGAGGTGCCATTCAGGGAGGAACCGTTCAGGAAAGTATCGCACCACCCAGACCCGCCGGAGAGTGGCATGGATTACTGCGAGTTCATTGAGGAGGAGGGCAAATGAAGTACCGAACAAAGCCGGGGGTGGAGGTGGAGAGACAAGAGAGGCATGGTTCACATGGCGAGTGGAGAAAGTTTCAAATAGGGACTGCCACTCACATGATGGGCGTTGCTTCCTTTGAGGATCTCTTCGAGCCCGTCCCCGAGGAGTACGTTTTCGTTTCACCAGACGGGACCGTCAGGGTGGAGGGGACCGTGGTTACTGTGTCCGACCAGCGCGGCAAGCTGGTCAACTCGATCGACTCTGAGGGGATAGCAGAGACCCTGTGCTCCTTGAAGTCCAAGCTCGACGAGACCCAGGCTCGCGCGTGTGAGCTGGCTAGCGACAAGTGCCAGGACCGGGCTTACCGCCTGCAAGCACACCTTCAGCTTGCGGAGGCCGGGCGAGAGCGGCTTCGCAAACACCTCGACAACATATGCCAGGCGCTGGGTGGGCACGTCATAAAGTTCGACAAGTTCCCTGGGATGATTGAGGAACTGAGGACTGAGCTAAGGGGGTGCTGCAAAGAGAACACCGAGTGGAAGGAGGTGGCGCTCGACCAATCGCGGAGGCTGGAAAAACTCCAGGCCCTCCTCGACGCCGAGCTGGGTGACCGACCAACCTGTGGCCTTGGACCCACCAACGTTGACGGCTGCCGCTGCTTCCGTTGCTCTGAAGTGGAGCTCCGAGAGGTCAAGAAGGAGCGTGACAAGCTGGAGGAGCAGGTGCGAATCGAGGTGGCTTCCGGCGACAAGTGGTACGTCAAGACTAAGGCTGTTGAGGAGGAGCGCGACAAGTACCGCGCCGCCCTCGAAGAGGTAGCTGAGGCAAACACAGTCTCGCTTTCGCGTCTACTTGCGAAGTCTGCGCTGGAGGGCAAATGAAACCCAACGAAACACAGCTCAAGTTCCTGCGTGACTCCGTGGGCAAGGCCAGCATTAAGCAGGGGGTCATGCCGTATCGACTCAGTCGCCTAACCCCCGTTGGCCTAGAGATCGCTATCACCGCCAGGTACACAAACCCAGGTCTGTACCGAGCCCTGCTCTGGCCCAACGACAACGACCCGGAGGACTAGATGGCTAAGAGGGAGCCACAGAAGTACCGCTGGCCTGTGGTTGAGGGTGAGCAGACTATCACCTGCAAGGACTGCGAGAAGGAGGTCATAAAGAAGTTCAGCCAGAAGAATGGCACTCTCATCATGGTGGACCCTGACACCAGGTTGGGACACAAGTTCCCCGGCGGGCAGTGCACAGAGCTGTGGGTCATGCATGAGGAGCAAGGGGCTAAGCGTAGGGCTCAGACCTGTCAGCTCAGCGCCGAGCTCAAGAAGCGGATACGCGACCAGGCTAACCAGCTGCACTACGTAATGGAGTTACTCGACATGCTTGCCCAACACGTCGGGCTAGACAAGCTACCTAAGCCACCCATTTCGGGTGAGGAAGAGAGGACCCCTTTCTAATGAAGACAGCTGAAGAGTCATTCGCAGAGGCAGCTGCAGGGAACCACAAGATCGTCGTCCTGAAGGAGTGGGTGGCGGCAACACGCACACTCGCCCTGACCGACGCACTCACAGAGGCGGCAGAGCTAGGGGCGGACAAGTTCCTGTGGATCACGAAGGATGTCGAGTGGTTTGTTAGGCACCACCTGCAGGAGTTCGCTGACGGGCTAGGTGAAACGCTAGAGGTGGAGCGCCGCACGGTAAGTAACGAGGTCTTCCGCGCAACCACCGACACAAAGACCATTCACATCCTGGACGCGCACAACATGAACCCCGACGAGCTTAAGGGGTTCGAGCCGGTAGTTACCTACTGGGACTGCCTGCCTACATCCACCCAGTGGAAGCACCTGCAACGGGGGAGCAAGTTCCACCGCCTGGCTTACCAGCGGGGGTCGGACGCTCACTTTAAGAAGCTACTGAAGGGGGATGTTGTGACGGTCTTAGGGAGCTCGATACATGGCTGAGAGCCCGAGTAGCAGAACGATGAAGCTCATGCGTAGCCAAGGGTACCTGTGCGCCGTAGTGGAGAAGTGGATCGAAGCCAGGAAGATCCGGCAAGACCTCTACGGTTACATAGACATCCTCGCTATCAAGGGGGCAGAGACTATCGGCATCCAGGCCACAGCCTCAGGAGTCAGCGCCAGGCTGGAGAAGATCCTGAACCACGAGAACCTTGTGCCCTGGCTAGAGGGCGACTCCCGCCAGTTAGAGATCCACGGGTGGCGCAAGCTCAAGAAGAAGGTGGACGGGAAGACCTGGGTGCCCAGGATAATAGACGTGTGGATGGACTACGCCGGTGAGATACATCATCGGGAACGAGGGAAGGAGGTGAAGGTGGAGTGAGTCAACAGCGGCCCTGTCCAAAGAGCGGTTGTTACTGGGGGACAAGCCTGGCAGCTCACCCCCCAGGTTTTTAGGCTTCCTTCTTCTTACGAACAGGACCCAGAAGTTTACCCTCTGGCGAGTTCTTCACTGAGCTCGCGGTCATGAGGCCAGCACCAGCAGTAGCAGCCCACCCAGCGCCCTCCAAGATCAGGTTGAACGGAGCAGGCGCCCAGTCCCCCAAGAAGCTAAAGATCCTACCACCCGCCTCAAGCCCCTTAGCAGCGCCCTCAGCGCCCGTGTCGCTGGGCGTGCTGAAGTACTGCGTCATCACCTCTCCGAGCGTAGAGCAGCCGACTGTGCCCCACAGCAGGGCCGTCAGGACAGACAGCCACCAGAACGTTCTTAATGTCATCCTCTGAACTCCTTCACCACTAGGTAGATGGTGTTGATTACCACCGGCACCATCAGCATGAACAGGGTCCGGTGCCACCACCGGGTCCCCTTCAGTTGCTCCGTATTCTTAGAGACCTGCACTGTCAGCGCCTCCTGCCCGTTACCTATGAACAGGCGACGGTTGAGGTCGTTGATCGCAACCTCAAGGTTATGGAGGTCGGCCTTAGTCAAGCACTGGGCATGGTCCGAATTGTGTTCTCCACTGCTCATTGAACGTCCTCAAACTCTATGGATGGTAGCAGGGCTGGATTCTCAACAGGGTTGTTTCGGAAACTGTTCTCAACATTGTTGAAGACGTTCCTTAGGTAGAACAATGTGTGCCACGGCAGGAGCTTTCTGGCCGTGTTGATGTCTGCGTCAGTAAATTCCTTGCCAGCAAGCTTCCCGGTAAGCGCGCCGAACACCTGGCTGATATCAAAGAAGGTTCCCATGGACGGGCCAGCCACAGCGGAGGCTAGGTTTCTAGACCGGAACCTCTCCGCGGAAGAGACGCCCAGTGGCTCAGCTGCCTTCAGACCAATGTTAACGAACTCGGAGAAGATACCACCGATACCGCTACGGTCGATCCCGTTAAGGATTAGCTTCGTACCAGTGGGGGACTCCTTTCTGTTGTTGAAGCTGTCCTTCAGGATCTGGGTCATAATGCCCATAGACATGAGACTGATAGCGCCAGAGGCGACGTTCTGGTCCATGCGACTCATGCCGGACAAGAGGATCTTCGAGGAGCCGGTCCAAGCGAAGCTCTTGAACTGGCCGAACATTGCCCCCATGGAACTCGAGAACCAGCGAGGAGTGGAGCCTGCGCCAGGCGTGATGATAGTTCGGTTCACCTCAGCGATTACAGCTGCCTCGAATGCTTCAGCCGCACCACGATCTGTCTTCAACCAGCGGTCAGAGTGAGCCAGTAGTATCTTCTCGGTGCCGCCCTCGACAACCCGCTCACCGTGGAGATCATTCTGCTTGTGGATCCTACGGAGCATGTCATGGGAGAAGCCCTCTAACTCGATAGCGTTTCTCTCGGACTTGGTTAGGGCCTTACCCTCTGACACCTTGCGCGCCACCTGCAGGATCTTGTCCGCAGTGTTGATAGACGCGAACCCCTTATGGAATGCGTTCCAGTGGTTGATTAGAGAGACGACCCCAGTTGCGTCACGCAGGTAGGTCAGCGCCTTACCAACCTTGTTGGTCGCAGGTAGCTCTGCCATGTCAGCCATGAGGGTACTGCGCGACCCAGTCACTAGCTCGAGTTGGGCGACGTTCCGCTGTAGCTCTGTGCGGGAACCCTTAAAGATCCGCTTGTCTGACATAGCGGCCTTGAGCGTCCTCCAGGTCTGCGGCAGGCCGTTAACGAACACATGCATGGCCATGTCTGGGAAGCTGGACAGAACGAACCCACCACCGAACCGGACATAGTTCAGGGTGCGGAAACCCCAGGAGATATTCTTAAACATCTCCTCGTGGGGCTGATCTCCACCCATGATCTGACCCAGCATGCGAGCCCGCAGCGTGTCAATGTCGTTAAGATCCTGCTTCAGCTGCTTCTCTAGGCTCTTGACCTTCTTCGCGTCACCCTCAGCCTTGGCCTTGTCTAGCTTCACCGAGTGCTGGTGCTTCACGTCATTAATTACGTGCACTAGGCTGGAGGATTCCTCGGCTTGCTGTCGCAGGAGGTTGGAGTTGATCACATGGAGGCGCTCAACGGCGTTCTCCATCGACTCCTCGTCCACATACAGGACTCGCCGGAAGTTCCCGCTAGGCTCCGCACCGTCCAGGGATTTCGCTTCCTTCTTGATGAAGTCGATAGCCTTCTGGTTAGTTGCAAGGTCCTCCCTGAGCTTGATCGCCGCCTCCTCATCGAGGCCCTCTCTACGGAGGCCGTCAACGAGGTCCTCACGCACGCTCAGGAGATTACGCAGGGTAGTGGCCGACTCCCTGTGCGTGGCCAGTGCAGAGTTAGACAGGGCCCTTACGAAGGGCATGTCGTGAAGGATACCCTCGAGGCGCTGAATGTCCGTAGGGTCCACCTCGTTTCCGCGTCGGATGTCTTCCCTGAGGTCGTCGATCTCCCGGCGCATACGGAGCATGTTGGTGGTCATGTTGGACATGTCACCAGCTCGCGCTAACTCAATCCTGGGCAGCATGTCGTTGGCGTACTTGGAGGTGTAGTCGTCCAGCTTCGTAGACAGAGCCCCAACGCTCGAGAGCTCCGCGTCAGACAGCGGGAGGCGTCTACTGCGGAAGGGGCTAGTGACAGGAGAGATCCCAGCCAGGCTGTTGCCGTTCGTCAGGCCCTGCATGTGCCCAATGATATTGAACGTGTGTTTAACAAGCTCATCCTGCGGGCTCACCGGAAGGTCTAGCGCTCTCTTGTTGACCTCTGCTGCGGTGGCTGCGTCAGACAGGTCAAACTCTACGCCGTCGTCCAGCTCGTCCTTGACGGACTGAATAGCCTTGGCCCGGTTAGCAGCACGTTCCTCCTCAACGAGGGACTTCTTGATCAGGTTGACCAACCCACGGTTATCCTTGTGGACGTTGCTCCTGTCCCAGATGCGGGTCATGTCAACAATGTCCTCTGAGGAGATAAACCCGCGCTCTACTGCGGACTCAGAAACCATGTTCTTGATTTCAGTCATCTCTGCCGCCGCGGCTCTCACCTGAGGTGAGGAGCTGAACCCCTCGCCCTGGTGGATGACGCCGAACATAGCGCTCTCAAACTCCTGCTGGGTCTTGTGCTCACCGCCGGAAGTCTTGTGCTCCTTCCAGTGGTCCTTGATCATGGCATGCCGACCAGCAATAAAGGTCTTGCCTCGAGCAATGAAGGCCTCAGCCGACTGCCCCTTTGGCCGCTCACCCTTAAACAAGATCGCAGTGTCAACCATACGCATAGCTAAGGCGCGCATGGCACCGCCAGCAGAGCCACGGTTGAACAGCATCTTTGTCTCGATACTACGGATAGCCTGGGCGGCCACCTTGCCCAGCCAAGGGAGCTCAGGAACGTCGGCGCCTGGGTTGTTCTTGCGGAAGGCTGCCTGGCCACCCTCATGTAGGAGCTCCGGCCTGAGCATGTCCTCGGGGATAGCATCGATCCACGCCTGCACCTCAGGGTCGTCACTACGCAGCGTGACCTCGTTGGTCTTGGGGTCGATTACTGGCCGGATAGGCTCAACCCTAGCAGCGCCCACACTGGGAGAGAGACCGTCCTCTGGCATTTCCTTCATGCCGCGGATCTCAATGGTGTCTATGGCTGCTAGCCCACCGTTCTCCAGGTCGGCGATCTCTTTGCCAATCTGGGTCTCTAGACTCTTGCGCTCGATGGTGTCGATCACCTCAGCGGCGGCAGCCCCAGACTTCTGAAGCCCACGGATAGTGCTACCAAGGACGCCGATAAGGACAGCCCCACCAGCCACGTTCAGTATGGACTCACGGCCAGTACGGAGGTCTTGGGTGAAGGACAGCCCCGCCTCACCGGCCGCGTTCACTGCGGTGCCCAGAAGTATGTCGTTAGAGATGCTGGTCTTGGTCAGGCTAGACAACCTGCCCGCCTTGCTCAGCTTTGAGATAGCCCCAACCACCAGGAGATTCTCTGGGGACAGGATTGCCGCAAACCCAGCAGCGGCGATACCACCCCAACCAGCCTCCTCGAGAACCCTACGACTGTTGAGTTGCGTCTGTAGGCGGGACTTTATGTCCGAGGTTTCAGCCCGTGACTGCGAACCAGAGAAGTGGTCAAGGTGCTGGTCGAACCCCTTAAGCTGGGGGTCCTTCAAAATGGAGTACCCAAACTCCGGGTCGTGACTGCTAAGGCCGCCAGTCATGGCAAAGCTAGCGGAGGAAACCAGGAGGTTCTCCTGCTGGAACGCGGCGCCCAGAACCTGGAAGATACCAGCTTCGTCAGGCCTGCGCGGTAGCAGCGGGGTAGCTGACTTCTCCTGAAGGATTCCCATAGAGAACCGTCCGACCATACCCTCATGGTCTTGTTTGCTAATCAGAGGCATGCCGTTCTCCTATGGTCTGAACCCACCTGGGTGCCCGGTAGCGCTGCCGTCCTGAGTGAACGTCCTCTTGCCGCGGGCAGGTTCTTCAGGAAGGAGGGAAGCCGCCTTCTTAAAGATGTCCTGCATGGTTCCCTTGATCTGAGCTCGGTTCTCTTCTACGTCGATCTCATGCTGGATCATTCCGATAGCCTGCTCGTCGGTACCAAAGTTCTGGCGACGGACCTCCATAGCCTTCAGCTTCTCAAACCACCTCTGGCTCGTCTCCCGCTTGCCGTTGACCTTAGCCTTGCGGCCCTCAGAGAAGAAGGCTGGGTCTAGGTCCCGCACGTTCTTCCTAGCAAAAGCCCACGCGCCTTTGGCAACTTTCAGGTCTCTAGCCTTAGCCTTGGAGACCTTGCCGAACTCACGCTGCTCTTGCTGGGCCGCGCGCATAGCAACCTTCAGCCGAGTCTGGGCTGTGTCCAGGCTAGCTCTAGCTCTGACCGGGTTGTGCTTCAGGGAGTTACGGCGGTATCCCTGGGTGCCGCCAGTCTCAACGGCTGGGAGAGACCTAGCAAACTCTGTGTCAGCCTCGAAGATGACAAGCCTAAGCGCATCCTTGCGCTCGCCACCTTCCATGTAATGGTCCTTGCCGTTGCGGATGTAACTTCCGTCCGCTCTGAAGTACGCAGTCCTTGGCTCCTGGCCCTCAATCTGGACAGTACCCAACCAGTACTTGCTGTCTCCAGACCCGTACGAGACCATGTCGAATTCGTTCTCACGAACTCCCGAGTTCATCATGGAGTTGTACTGGTCGAACATTTGGAACTCAGCGTAAGCAGCCAGGCCTTCGACGGCATTCATCGGGTTAGTCGTGCGGGCCCTGAACGTGTTGTTCTTCTGGGTCAACCCAAAGAAGGTTGCTATGCCTAGCGTGTCTGCGTCTTCCCGCATCTTGCTGGGAGCCGAGAAGCCGGTCATAGGGCCAAAGAGCTCCTGCGGTCCGCGGCGTTCTGACCACTTATCCAGCGTCTTCTGCAGGGCTAGCTCAGCGTCTCCGTTAGCTACCGGAATCATTGCCCTGTAGGCCTGAACGAAAGCCTCTTCCTCTTGGAGTATCTCCTGCGTCTGAGGGAGATCCTCTACCTTGATGTCGAACCCGAGGGTGTTGAAGAAGTCACCCGTGCGCGCGACGATTCCAGCGAACGCTTCCTTCGCCTTCGTCCTGCCCGCACCCTCGTCCTGGTCGTCACCCTTCTCCTCCTGGAACCAACCCTCAAGGAAGTCTGGAGAGGTGCTCTTGAAGAAGGCCTCTGTTGAGGTCGGTACGTCACCCTTGATGTCTACGTCGTCAACCACGCCTGTATCGCGACCGACCTGGTTAGCTTTCTCCTGGCCCTTTGACCCACCAGGGAGGTTAGCCTCACCTCGAGGTCGACTTCGCTTTTGATTCTGGGCCTCACGCCGGGTGCGCATCTTCTCGGAAACTCGGTCGCGGACACTACCGGCAAGGCGCTCCAGCTTAGGGTCTCCTGATATCTCCCAGGAGGTAATCATGTCCCGGAACTCGTCAACCTGGATAAGGCTGCCGTAGTTGGGGGCCTGCCTGATCATGTAGTCAGCAGCCGCCCGCGGGTTCTGCTTCCTCTCCAGCCAAGAACTGTCGCTCGACTGCAGCATGTTGATACCGCTGAAGTCTGTGACTGGGCTAGCCGTCTCTGACCCACGGATAAGCTCCCTCGCGTGGTCCAGGGCCCTCACCTGACTCTCTGCTGCGTGATTAGCCGCGACCATGGCGTCATCCATGGAGTCGAGGACTTCCTCACTCAGGGTGCCTGACCTCGCGAATTCCTGAGAGGATTCCCGGCGTGCCTTAGCGCTCTCGTAGAGGGCTCGGTAATCTCCGCCAGCGTCCCTGATCTGATCCTCGGTCAGCTTGCTGTCATTGACGGCCATGGAGTGCTTCTCTGCCGCAGTCCTCTTGAAGATCCGGGTGTCTTGCGCTCGCTTAGCCTCCAGCCACACAGGATCGAGGCCCTCAGCTAGGGGACTCTTGTACAGGGCGCCAACGCCACCTGGGTTCACGGCTCTAGTGGAAGCCACCGCGTCTGAGAACAGCTGCTGCTGAAACTTCTGGGAGACCTCGTCACGCTGGTCTGGGGTGGTCAGGTGCGGGCTGCCCTGAATGCGGCTCTTGGCTGCCTCGAGAGTCGACATGAAGACGCCAACCGGGTCTCCCCCGTCAGCCCGGATTGCGTCTGCATCGCTAACGCCGGTATCTATGGACGTGGTGAGTTCTGCATCTAGGGTGGCTAGGCCGTGCTGGAGACGGCGCTTCCTGCGAACGGACCCCAGGCGAAGGCCGAAGATTCCGGACTCCTTCAACTGGTGGTTCTCTAGCTCTGCCCGGTCACGCTCACTAAGGTTCGCCCCACCCGAGATCTCGTCTATCTCAGTGACGCCGCGCTCCTCGAGACCGTCATCCCACTCAGTGTCAGACCACTGGTCGACGGGAGCATCCTCTGCCTCCGCAAGAATCGCCTGCCTAGCGAGGGTCATTTTGACCTTAGCCTTGCCGAGCTCTGCGCTGGAGTTGGCCTTGTCTCGCTCCTCCCGAGCTCTCTCCTCTGCGGCATGCTGCTTGTGGAAAGCCTCACCCACCTGCTCGAGACCCCTGGCCACAGTATCCGGAGTCTCGACCACGGCACTGGGGAGTTGCCCTGGGAGCTGTGCGCTCGGTAGGTTACTTCTCCGGATATTGATGCTAGGCACGACTACTCCTTAAATGACTGTTGGCTAACCACCACCACCGCCGCCGCCCCCACCACCTGAGCCACCGCCGCCACTGCCTCCGCCACCCCCAGAGATGCCGGATAGGCTGGGTCCCTTACCCTTGCCGCCCTGAGGCTTAAGGCCTTGCTGCCCCATACCCTGGCTTCCACCGATCTCGCCGAACTGGAGGTTTATCCCCTGGCCCAACTTGCCGGCCACGCTGAGGAGTGTCCCGATTCGCCCCATCTCAGCAGCCCGGTTAACCCGGTGAGCTCTCTTCCTGAGGCGGTCAGCTACCTGCTTGGCGCCCTGGAGAATGCGGCTCTCTTCCTCGAACGAGTTGGAGAAGGTCTCCAGTATAACCTCACTTGCGGTGAGACTGTGAACCCCTACACCGGCAGCACCAAAGGAAGCCTTCTGTGAGGCCGCTAGGCGCGCCGCTCTTCGACGAGAGTCCTCTGCCGCCTGTCTCCCTATCTCCTCGGTCCTGTTCGCGTCCTCGCGCAGCTCACGAGCTGTGGCGCGTGCCTCGTCCTCTGCGTTGATTGCACGGATCACGTCAGCGCTAGCATCGAAGAAGGCCCCGATGTCGAAACTACCACCGGTAATCCCCTGGGCGCCGCCGCTACCCCCGCCGGTGCTACCGCCGCCGCCGAATAAACTCCCAACGTCGTCGAAGAATCCCACTGGTTACCTCCTAATCCTCTAGCCTGACATCCACGGCTACTGCCAGGACGCGGAAGGGGAACGGCTCTGTCTGTGTGATAGTCACAGTGGCCTCCTCCCCCTTATTGTGGTGGGCCGTCTCCCCGAGCTCCCAGTTGCTGCTCAGAGTGTGAGCCGTGCCTACGGTGTAGTTACCCAGCTTACCCTTGCCGTTGAGCTTCCCGCCAGCGGACTTGTCCAGAAGGACGTAGCCCTTGCGGACGTTCTTGACCCTGCTGGCCTGATCCCCGTGCCGGTCGTTCTCCGCCAGGGTCTGCATCTTCAGCTCGAACGGGATCTCTAGGCCCAGAGAGAGCTCCGTGTTGACCGTCAGCGTGCCCAGGTCAAAACTACCTGTCGCGTCCAGGACCTTGGTCCCGTGGTAGACACCGTCAGCCATCATGTGGACCGTCTGAGAAGCCAGGGAGGCAACAGTCACCTGACCCGTCAGCGGCATGCCCGTGGTCACAGACACAGAGCTGTCCAGCTTCATGCCTGTATCGAATGTCTCTATCCGCATGGTCTTCACGCCCGCAGAGTCAGTCCGCTCCACGATAGCCCACAGCTGATCGTCCAGCCCGGTCCTGCGTACTGCCAGGATGCTTTTGAACACCGGTTCACCTGTCCCCGTCCACGGAGACCAGCCGACAACACTGGCCTCTTTGCGGTAGGACAGAGCACACAGGCTCCCGTCCGTGCGGAGAGCGATAACCATAGGATCAGGGTCTCGCAGCATGACTAGCTGGGTGATGGGGTTGCCCTGGAACAGCTCCGGGTTCAGGTTCGTCAGCGTCAGAGGGGTGTACCTGTCCCGCTCAAATCGGAACCCGATCTCTCTAAGCTCAGTACCGGTTCTGTTCACGAAAAGCGCACTGCCCCCCGCGAGGACCGGCTGAACTCCCGAGCTTCCGCTTGTCCCTTGTCTGTCTGCACCTATGCTGGTGGGAGTAATTGGAGTACCTTTGATCACGAACTCTGAATTCTCGGTCCCTACCACTAAGTCTTGCATAGAGGCTAGCCACTTAACAGCACCACCCTTGTCATCCCGGACGTTGATCACCATGGCGTCGTCGTCAGAGGCGCCAACGTTGAAGTTAGTGGGGAGCCCGCTACGACTGAGAGCCAGCGCGTCGGGATCACCCGAGAACCCACCCAAAACCAACCGCTCTTGGTGCATCGTGCAGGTCGAAGCGTAGGAAACTCCAAGCCCCGACTTACTCCACGCCACCGTAGTGCCGAAGTGGTCCAGCCCCGCAGCACCCACAGTCACGTAGACGCAGTACCAAGGGACACCACCGCCAGGATAGCCTGGTCCGAACCCTGTGATGGTAACCTGACCACCGTTGAGGTTCACGGTCACGTTGTTGTCGATGTCTGACTGGGTGAAGATCTTCGCCTCGAGTGTCGTTGGGTCGCTAGTAGCTACGTTCGCATGAGACGCCGAGAGAAGAACCCCAGCCTCGTTAGCGGTGTCGTCGTTAATAGACAGGGCGATCTGGTTGGTGCTACCCAGGTTCTCTGACTCGCGGTCTTTCAGGTACGCATGGTGACTCTTGTTCACGTACACGATGCCGTGCTTGATGTGGGTGCCACCCTCACCCGACACAAGCATGCAGAACGCGCTACTCCACTTGCCGTTGCCCTGTAGGGTACCTGCTAGGCCAAGGATAAGAACCCTGGGGGTAGTCCTCGCGTTGTTGTTCGTGTACCCGATCGTCATAACGGTGCCGATATGGTAGGGCTCGAAGTACCCGATCTGACCTGCATTGTCCCAGTTAACGCTCGTGCGGTTCTCCACTGCGATTATCTCGTGGACCTTCTCACGGCTGAGGTTGTCCCCGATAGCGACTGAGCCACTCTCAAAGTCACGGACGACGAACTGCGGGGAGCTGCTAGAGCCTAGAGGACCTGCGTTGTTCTCTGCCGGCATGGTCCCGCTGTCGTAGATCCAGGGGCCACACCAGTTCTTGTCTGCCGGGAAAGAGAAGGCGCTGGTGGATACGTCGAAGCTAGCCTTCTGACATTCGACCTCCTCAGGGCTAAAGTCGATAGCTGTGGTGATAAGGAAGTCCAGCCCGTCCACCCGCCAGAACGAAGCCTTGTGGTATTCGTCCGTGTCAGGGGAGACCGAGTCCGTCTGCACGTCCGACGAGTTAAACAGGGTGTCCACGCTAGACTCGAGCCGGGTAGTCCCGCTCAGCTTAGATAGCTCTGCCTGCTTAAGGTCCAGCCCGATAGTAGGCGCAACCCCAGCATCGCCCAGGTTGCGGAACGTTATCGTGGAGGGGGTGAAAGTCACCACCTGGGTGTCGAGCGCGTTGTGCGTCATGAACAGGGTGTCGGGAGTCTGCGTGTAGTGAGCCTCCTGCGCCTGCTGCAGCGTGTACGGAGACGTGGTGCTGGCAATAGACATGACCCCGTCTATCCACGCACGAACGATACCCTCTCCGAACTCAAGGACGAACCTGCCGATCTCGTCAATGTGCACGTCCACCAGGGCGCCGCCGGTAGTGCTTAAGGATGTCGACTTGTACTCAGAGCCCAAACGCTTGAACGGCTCACCGGCCCTGCCGATAGTCCCGTTCTTGAACGAGGGAGAACCCTGCCTGAAGATGTCAGAGTCCGACTGCCCACGAAGAGACGACCCCAGTTCCCCGCTAGCAAAGCTCTTCTGGACTATCCTCATTTAGTGGCTCCAGCTAGGGCCCTGGCCCCGCATTTCGTCAATAATTGACTGGTCGTCGAACACCTCAGCAAACTGCTCCTGACCGTCACTACCCTTGGCCGCAGCGATAGCGTCAAACATGTCCTGGCGCAGGAGGGCGATACCTTCGTTAGACATACCCACCGATTCCGACAACTGCTCGTAGGCAATAACCAGAGCAAGAGCCTTGGCCATTTGGGCGCTAATGATGTGCGTGTCCAGAATGTCGGAGATAAACATCACGTTAGGCGTGCTCGTCTGCACGGTCAGAAGGACCTGCTTCTTAAGGGCGCGGTCTCCCTGCACCTTCCAGTGAACGTCTCCACCGCGGTTCTCTGTGCCGTCTACGGTCAGAACCCGAAGCGCGCAGTCTGGGATTGTCCAGGCGGCGGCCCAGTTGCCTGGCGTAGCTGCTCCAGTTGCGGTGACAAAGTCCTCCTCGAGGTTGCAGCAGTTCCACGAGTGGTCCATGACAAACGCCTTGCGGGTGACGTTCCAGTTTTCTCGGATCAGGATGCTGTACTCGTCCTGCTCGTCGGTTGATGTCAACGCTCCTGGAAGTCCTACGCGGCGCATAGCCCAGTTCCAGATGTCGTAGACACAGATAGCTTCGCATACCACTAGACCACAACTTTCTTCTGCGGGGGGACTCGCGTCGGCGAAGTTCACAACTACACGCAGGTTCGACGCAACCACGCTGGGGTGAACTACAGGAGAAGCGAAATTGACTTGTACGCTGGGCGCCTGAGCGAACACGTTCACTGTCGGACTCGGCCCAGTGCTCACGCTAGGCGCAGGCCTGGAGCTACCACTGATAGCCCCAACGCTGAGGGCGTCAACAGTCGTGACGAGGTAGGGCTTGGCCGTGTTGAAGTTGGACCCAACGCTTAGCGTGTTGTTCGAGGTGAACACGTTGATTGGGAATAGGTAGGTCGGCGCCACATCCGCAGCGGTGAACTCCGCGAGACTGTCGTCGTCCCATGCGCGACCCCGAACGAACACGCTAGATAGAGCGCTCTTCGCCTCGTAGGCGCCAACTGAAGGAGTCGCCGTGGTGTACACGAGGTCGTCCAGGTCTCGTAGGAGGACTAGATCTGCAGCCCCAGAGTCAGAAGCAACAGACGCACGGTCGGGACCATGAAGTGGCCCGGTAGTGACTGGCCTGAAGTCTCCGTTGTCCGGGTCCAGCACCAGGTCAGTGATAGCGTCGACACCAGCAGCTGCGGTCCAGTTGGTCCCGTAGTTTGTGGCGGCGCTGTCCCCGTAGTGGTTGCTGTCCACAAGTCGGTTGCCACTTGGGAGGTCACTTCCGATAGTGACCCTGCGGTGGAAGCAGTTATTACGGATGTCTATGTTGTCGAACGTGGCTGTTGTGGCTCGGTCAATGCTGTAGTCGTGGTTCAGCATCGTGTTGTGCTGGAACACCAGGTCGGTCATGGTCGCTGAGTTTAACCCAGGTATGTTTGACCCCGTGTCAGGGACATAGCTCTTCGTGTGGCTAAGGTTCCCCACCACCGACAGGGCTACGAAGTCAGTTGTCTCCCCTGAAGAGTCGTCTGCCATGAGCAACACGCAGTGCCCGTTGGTATCAAAAACTCGGTTCGAGTAGATCCCGCCATTAGTGGACGTTACGCCCGACAAATTGAACCCAACGAAATGCCCTACGTCGTCTGTCGTCCAAGAGGAGCCCACCGTCCCGAGGTTGCCAACGCCAGTTGCCTCGTTATTGGCGATCAGGTACCCGTCCCGAGGGTTACTCACAACGAACTCATGAACCTCAGTGATGGTGTTGTTGACCATCAACTTGATAGCCCCGTCAGAGACCGCGGCGCAGTCATGGATGTGGCTGTTCGTTATGTAGATATCATCCCACCCAGTATCGCTTAGGTCGTACCCCGTAAGCTTGAACAGGTGGTAGAGGTCAGAGGCGTGCTCAATGTTACCGCCAGACGTAAGCCTGCAGTTATGGAACCAGGCCTTCGTGTCCTGGTTTGCGCCCGTGTCGCCCTTCTTGACGGCCTGCTGCCCCTCAAAGTCGATGTTCTCGAACTTGATTAGGCGGCTACCAACACCCTCGCCAACGCTGGTGATTTTGGCCCTGGAGTAGTTAGGGTCTGTCCTGACAATGATGTGGTGGTTGTCGTTCTCGCTAGCGGTTATCGCCGAGACCCCACCCTCGTTCTCTAGGACGTTATTGTCCCCACGAATATTAATTATCATCCCTGATCGGTCGTTGCCAGCCCTAGCGTTCACCGCCGTAATTATCTGCTGGTAGGGATCTGAGGTCCCGCCGGTATCGCCGTCACTCCCGTTATCAAAGTCGACCCAGTACTCTACCAGGGTGTCCTGCTCGTTAACGTCGAACCAGTAGTCCGCCGAGATCACGATCGGGACACCGTTGTAAGGCATAATGGTCGCCTCAATGGTGTACCCAGCGCTACCACCAAACTGGCCAGGCTCTGTGTTGATCCCCACGTTGTAGTCGTAGATGCCCGAGGTTGCGTTGTACGTCGGCTCGTAGATAGAGACGCCCTGAGACAGGTCTGTGCGCTCGCAAGAGAACACGACCCGCTCTACGCCCCCTGGGCAGCTAGCCTTGACCCCAATCCTCACAGAACCGTCTGTTATCCGCGCGTGCTCTGGGATAGTGAAGGACGCGGTCATGGTCGCATCGTTGAAGTTCTGAACGTTCGTAGTCCCGTTATACGGGCCCGTAGTGACGGCTGCTGGTGTGGGCATAGGCCCGCCGGCGCCTATCGTTAGCAAGCCGGAGCCGTCAGCGCTAGGCTCTATGCGGCTACTTCCAACAGACAGCGCCTCAGCATAAACGTGAGGCTGCAGGACTGGTGCCAGGGACGGGAAGTTAGAGGCTACGGCAAAGGGTTCCTCGTGAACCTTCTGGTAGCCCAAGGGGCCCTGGATAACCTCGAAAGCACAAAGGGAAACCCCGTCCGTGTGAGTGACACTGAGGTCCGTGAGAACTATCTCTAGACTTCCACCCACCACTGTACAGTCAGCCTTGGCGACCACTGCGGTGTTTAGCCCACCAGCCCTCGAGAAGATGTCGATCACACCAGTGTCGCCCGCGGTGACTCCCTCGACTGCGGCGCTAAACCTACGGTACCCACGAGACGCAAACGTGTCCTCTTCAGCGAAGTGGAATATTACGTGAATGGGCATGTTGTGCATGTTTATGACCGTGTACTTCAGCTGCGTCTTCGGGTTAGTGGTCCTACCGTTCTGGTAGATCTGCTCTGGGTAGTCACCGGTACCTGAGATAGAGTTAGCGTTCGAGAAAATGCTACCCTCAAAGCCTGCGTCTAGACTAACCCCATAAAGAATCCCAGCGATAGCGCTAGTGTCTCCAACCCAAATCACATCAAGGCTTGGGTGCGGGGCCAGGGGGATTAGAGTGTCAGCCGTGCCACACATAACCCTAACAAGGGCTTCGCCGTTAGTCCTGGCCGACCCAGGGTTGAACTGCACGCTAAGGGGTTCCGCCTGAACTACCGTGTAGGGAGCGCCCTCTATCTGGCTGCTCGAGACGCTGAGCCCCTGGGCTAGAATCCCCACCGTGGGCAAGGCCTCTGTGAAGTTAACTCCGACAGATAGGGCCTCAACTACAGGGTACGGGTTCCTCTTCACCGTCGGGAAGTTCGTGGTTACCGAGATGGCCTCAGCGGTAACGTTCTGCACTACTACAGTCGAGATCTCTAGGGCGCTGGACGCCGGCACTGCGGCCCATGTGGTGATAGACGGGTTGTTCGCGGAGAGCGCACCGCACGCGATACCAGAGGCGCCGTTGTGGTCTTCCTCTAACCCCTGTGAGCCAGCAAGCCACCTGCGGAGGATCTGCTCCGTCGTGAGGGCCTTACTCTGGATGCTCATCTCGCAGATCCAACCCTGCATGGAGTCTGTGAAGGAGCCGTTCCTGTGAGCCGCGGCGATTGCAGTCTTGTAGTTTGTGTTAAGGGTGCAGGGGACACGGCCACCATAGTTGAAGTTGGTTATGTCCTCGTCTTTGCCATCAAGGACAAGCTTGATCTGGCCGAACCCACCGTTGTCGTCCGTACTGTACGTCAGCGCCCCGAGGTGCCACTCTCCAACGTCATAAGCGTTGGTGGACACCATCGTTGTAACCGCGGTGCTGTCAAAGAGCCTGCACCTAACCTTCAGTCCACCGTCAGTACGGAACCCGTACATGAACTCTACGTTGTTACCGCTAGTGTTCTGGTTCCGGGCAATCATCCTCGTCTGGTCGTTCTGGTTGTTCGTTAGGGTGATGTAGAACCACCCCATGTAGGTGAATCGCTCCTGGTCACCATAGTTGCCCGTACCGCAGTCTGCGTAGCTATCCGGAGATCCCGTGTTAGACACCTCCACGCAGGTGGTTGAACCAACGACAGCACCAGACTCACCGGTTGTTTGGGCCACGTTGCCCCAGGTGCCGGTAAGGAGACCCGTGCTATCAACGATCTGTGGGTTGGAAGCTCCCTCTTGGCCGCGCCACCTAGCCAGGATCGTCGCGCTGTCGTTAGCTGTTATGTAGCTATCGAAGTCGTGTACCGTGGAGTTATCGAAGTCGAAGGCTGAGTACGCTGGGGTCGCGTAGGACTCGGGGGCTTTGACCCCGCTGTACAGGTTTAAAACGTCCGAACCTGACAACGCCTGCGTCCAGAACGCCGGGGCCGTGATAACCAGGTCGGAAAGGAAGTCTCCGGGGGTGTCGTCGTTATTAGCGCCGAACGTGAATGTGTTAGTGGTAGTGCTCCTGGCGGTCACAGTTACTGAGCTCGCCGTAGCCACACCGTCAAAGTAGATCGAGTATGTGGTGGAGTTCTCGGCAACGATAGCGACGTGATGGAACGTGTCGTCGGTCATTGCCGAGGCGCTACCGATGATAGATTCCTGGTAAGCCTCTATCTCCTCGGAAGCGTTGATCCGGATCTGTAGCTGCTGCGCTCCAGAGTTACCGATAGCGAATACAACCTCGCCACCGCTGTTGGTCGTAGAAGACCCCACGCGGTGAACCCAGAACGTGATGCTGAACTGGTTGGCATACCACCTAGCGTCAGAGGTTGTGCTCCGCAGGTACTCGTCTGTATTTGATGCCGAAAACTTACGAGACATCCGCGGAGCCCTCCCCCTCTATGACGGTCTGATTCTTAGGCAGCGTAGCTGTGTGCGAAGTCGAACAGGATTCCACCGGAGAACGAAATCACGTAGTCGTTGCCGTTCGTGACTGTCGGCGTGTTGAAGCGAATCCAGGCGATACAGTTGTCGCTGGTCTTGTTAATGAGTACGCAGCCAGAGAGGGTTTCCTCTCCTGTGGGGAGTCCGGTAAGGCCTGAGTAGGTCAGGGTAGATCCTACATTCAGCTTGAAGTCGAACGTATCCTCGGTTGCGTGGTCCGCAGCTGTGATAACGCCCGTGCCTGTTGTCAGGGTACTCGCAATGTCCTCGCCGCCAGCCGTGTACCCACCCGACGTATTGAACTCTTTGCCGCCAGCAGTAAGGGAGGCCGCTGTGTCGTAGCCGCCAGCACCGGCGTCTAGGTCAGCCTCGACCAACTCCGTGGCCCCGATAAGCGCCACCTTGTGGACATCCGAAGACCAGTCCTGGTCAACGGTGTTGAAGATGTTCGCCAAGCCCTTGGAGAACAAGTTAGAAACAGACATCCTTCACCTTCCTTCAGGGCGAGGAACGCCCTCTCTCTAAACAGATGCGACTGACGGAATCTTGTAAGCCCTCACCATGAGCGTAATGATGTTTGTGCCCGTAGTAGAAGCGCCGCCCGTCAAACTCGCGACCCTGATGAAAACTTTCTGGGCTACGTCCGCGTAACCCTTCGTTGACTGGGGACCGAAACTCATCGCGTTCCCAAGGTCATTCTTGTTAGCGTCAAACGACGTAACAAAGTTCTGGTAGTCACCGAGGACGCCCACCTCCATGGTGCAGGTAGACCCCGCCGGCTTCTCTGTGCAGTGGATAAACCCCTCCGCGACCACATAGCCGGAAGGGATCGTCAGCATTTCAATCACGTTGCCCAGAGCTATGCCTGCCTCCGGTACCGTGTAGGCCGCCATGAACACCCGCGCCCCGAGCTTTGTGTGAACCCTATCACCGAAAGAGTCCACCGACGTAGCCACGGGGTCCGCAACGATCGACGAAGAAGGTCCAGCGATCAGGAGCGGAATCAGGGGCATGTTACGGCGACTCCTCCCAGTTGATGCAGCCCTGGATATCTGCGTCCGCATTCAGCGGTCTCACGCACAGGACTAGCTCGTCTACGGTCGCGTCTATCGCGGCACCCAGGAGAAGGTCGCTGCCTGCTAGCTTTATCGTCGCAACACTCAGCGATCCGTACCCGCGGGCGATTACAGTCCCGCCGGTCACAGTGTTAGCCGTGGCGCCAGTAGCAAACTGGCAAGCCGAGTTCGTCAGGTTCCCATAGGTGAACGTGCTCGCAACTGTCGGGTTATGGATCAGCTGCAGCTCGTAGCTATCGGAGAGCTCCGTCATGCCAGACACCTCGGTGACCTTGACAGTTGCTCCGAGGTGCGTGGACTTCAGACGAATCCCGACAAGGGCGTAAACAGTGTCGGCTACGGCGGCGTCAACGTGTGCGGTAGTTCCTGCAGAGAAGGGTATGCTGGTGCGGGTCCCACCCTCGGACATGACAGTCGCGGAAATCGCGCGCATGCTGTTCACACCGGAGGAGGAGGTCGTGATGAGCTGTACCCTCAACGGTAGGTTGGGGGTAGAGGACCACGGGGTCGTATCTGAATTGGCTTGGCTGAACTCGTGGACGTACCACAGGTGCCCGTCAATCTCGAGGCCCATGCGAATGCGACCCGTAGGCCACTGGTAGTCCATGACGAAGACCTGAACCTTGGTCCAGTCTACGGTGAGCCCGCTGGGGTTTTCTGCGTCAGCGCCGCCATCCATGACGTCGAGGTTCCAGGACACCTGTGCAACCGTGGTATCCACAGGAGTACCCGTATCGTTACTCCTGATGGTAACGCCCACGGTGCCCGCGCTGGACTCGAAGAACACGCCGTTGTCATCGTCGAACAGCCCGAACCTGCGCTCACAGCCAGTCGTGACGCCCGAGGCTAACTCGAGGACGCCAGTGAGCATGGCCAGTTGGCTCTTTCCCGGCTGGTAGTTGAACCTACGGAAGGTCTGCCGCGTAAGCGTAGTGGCTGTGACGTTGGTGCTAGCCAGGTCAATGTAGGGCTTGGCCGCGGTGGGTGTGCTGAAGCTTCCACCGGAACCTGACTCCTCTGACTCGTCCCAGAGTAGCGGGCCGTCGTCAGCGCCTAGCAGCTTGGAATCGAATACCGTCTCGGGGTTGGATACCCGCCAGCGACCGAACGCATCTACCGAAGCAGAGTCTTGTTCGCCCTCAACGAGAACCCTCTGGAACTTTACGCCGCCGCGATCGTCTGCGGCATACACTTCGCCAGTACCCGGAAGGGTGGTGTTGTCTGCCATGTTGGTCTCCCTTCAGAGAAACTGGCCGGGGCGGCACTGAGAACGGGGGGCGCCGCCCCTTCCAGATTGCTTTGTTTACACGTTAGGCAAGTTGAGGACCAGGAGCCCTACGGTAATGCGAGCCCCGTTGGTGACAGTGGTCACCGCGTCAAAGGTCAGCACGACCGTGGTTTCAGCCGTCGCCCGTGCGTCAGTCTGCTCAAGCAACGTGCACCCTGCGGTTCCACAAGGGATCGCGCTAAAGAAGGCGTCATCGTCTGAGCTTGTTCCAACGTCACAAGTCACAGTGCCACCGCAGTCCTCGCGGTCGAGGAATCCTGCGATCACGACTGACCCTGCTGGGATCGTAAACAGCTCTACGTCGTCCCCGATAGTGTCGATGTCATCGGTGTCGATTGTGTAGGTAGCTGTGTGCCAGATCGGGGTAGCTTGAACGGTGTACTGGTTGAACGTAGCCGCACGAGCGTCCGCTTGGTATGTCGTCATGATTTACCTCCTTTCTTAGCTAGTAGGAACAGGCGTGTCGTCAGTGAAGTCCTGGCGAACAACCTGGTCGTCGTGGATTCGAGCAGCAGCACAGAGGCCGTACACTGCAAGCTGAAGGCCGTGCTGGCGGTCAGTTGCAACGTCGAGCTCTACAGCGATATCAGCACCGTCGTCACCGTGCACCATAGCGGTGTCCGGGAACATGTAGGCGTCACGGTCCGTACCTGCGTTATCCAGGCCGGTTCCGATATTCGTCCAGGTGAACTCGATACCCATCCAGGACGGGAGGTCGCCGTTGATCATGGACTTCATGTTCACAAAGTCCGTGCTCGTTAGGCGGTTGCCCAGGTTGGCGTCTGAGGCCTGCATGAGATCGTTCTGCATCTGGTAGGTACCGATGAAGTAGATCTTCTGGCCGTTATTGACAGCCTCAGCCTTCTGAAGCAGAAGCTTCATATCCATGATAGCCGCGGGGGTGATTACCGCTGGATCTGCAGGCGCGTCATGAGCGGTGATAATATTGCTCGCGACCGTACCATTCTTGCCCGAGTAGGCAGTCCCGGCCAGAGCAGCCGTGAACGTGATGTCCTTCTGGCGCTTGAAGCCAGCGTGGACAGCTTTGAGCATCTGGGAATCCGGCTCGAGGGCGCGCTGCAGGTGCAGCATGTCCTTGCGAGGGAAGATCTCAGTGTACTCGTAATCGTCCTCGACGATCATCCTGCGCGAACGCGGAATCTCTTGGGGGACGTTGGGTTGGTTGCGTTGGGTGACCTTCGTGAGTACGACCTTGCCGTACACGTCGAAGAACGTCTTTTCACCAAGGAGGGGCTCGTGAGTACCGAGCATATCGGTGTCTGAGTCCAGCTGCTGCGACAGGAGCCGCAGTTCTGAGGCCCACCCGACCTTGGCGACATTAAGCGCCTGAGAAGGCATAATGCTTCCTCCAGTAAAAGTCTAAGGCTTCGACAGGAGGGATACCCGGCGCTCCGGGGGCTCCTTGGATCTCGGGGCCCTCCGAAGAGGGGGAGGCCAAGGTCAGGTGGTTTAGTTTAGGACCGAACGGGCCCTAGTCAATACTTCACCTCGAGTCTGCGGTCGTAAGGTCCGTCGTAGCCCAGGTCCACGAGGGCCCCGATGAGCTTCTTGTACTCCCCGATAGCCTTCTTGTGGGCGACGTGGCGCTTGTCCCGGTAGGCCTCAGAGGCCGTGAGCTCCAGGGTCTGGTTCTTGATGGACTGAGCGTCCACCCCTCCTTCTGACGGCACTCCGGTAGGGGTCCTTCCCTGTGCGGTGAGCGAGGCCACCTGGTGAAACATATCCAGCATGGCCGGGTGGCTACCCAGCCCTGTGGACTCCATGAGGGTTCCCAGGTCCGGGTTGTCCAGGGCGATCTTGTCGAACGCCTCCTTCGCCAGGGCGTGGACCTCCTCGAACTTGGCTCCGTAGGTCTCCTCAGCCTTGGCACGCCAGGCCGCCTCCTGCTCCTTGGTGCTCTCAAGGCGCTGAGCGAGGGCTGCCTCCTGACCCGCGGACAGGTTGGTGACCAGGTCGTCCCACTGCCCAACGGTGCCCTTCTTCTCGAAGAAGCCCTGGCGGACCTTCTCGAGCGTGCTCTTCGTGGCGTCGTTCACTCCCTCAGGGAGCTTCAGCTCGTCCACGGACTGCGCGCCCCGAGCGGAGACGTAGTCCTCGACCTTGCTCGAGAGAGCCTTCTTCGTTTCAACGAGTGCCGCCGCCACCGCTGTGTTGTCGGCGTAGCGGGCGATCATATCCCGGCCCTCGAAATCGTCTGGTAAGCCTTCAGCTGCGGTCATGTTTGATTGACTCCTGTCTGCCCAATTCACACTTCGATTCGATGATGGTGTAAGCCATTTGAAGTCCCACTGCGATGCCGAGCACCTGCGGGTCTATCGACCTAACCAACGTCCCGTCCTCACTGACTAGTGCCGTCTCCAACTGACAAAGATCCTCCTTGAGAAGGTCGAGCATTTGGTTGTCTCGTCCCACTACGAGAGTGTCGTAGTAGTACTGGTTCCTGGAACCAACAACCTCGTCGATCTCCTTGGCGATCTTGTCCGAGTCGAAGAACTCATCATGCGCCAGCTTGTGCCCCCTCCACTTGCGCTACGTCCTTTGCCGCAGACGCAGCTTGCTGGATTTGGTCGAGCTGCTGCTGACGTGCCGCGGCAGCTGCCCGAGCTTCCCGTACTTCTAACATTTCCTCTTCGGTGTTCAGGATCTCTGCCGGCACGTTTCCTGCCCGCGCGTAGTAGGCCGAGATCTTGTCCGGGCTAACCCGGTCCATGTATTCCTGATTCTCCGTCTCGAGAGCCATGACACGCAGCCGATCCAGGTAGGCGTCAACCTGACCCAGGTCACCCTGGTTCTGCGCCGTGAAGAACGGAGACACGAACCGGATCTCGAACTTGGCGCCTGGCACCTGCTCTGCGATCAGGTCGAACTCCGGGAGCTCGCCGGCAGCCTGCATGGTGGAGGCAACGTTCTCGATAATGGGAGAGAGCGCGTGGAACACAGCGTCTGCGTCTCCACCCATGCGGCGTAACCCGCGGACCTCACGCAGGGCGGACTCCTGAGCCGAACGCGGCTGAGTGTCCGGGTTGGAGATCACGTCGGCCATGAGGGCCTTGCGGATAGCCTCCTGCTCGTTCTGTCGAATCGCGTGGGTCGCAGCGAAGTCCGTCCGGGACTCCAGGTACTCAGGCCGGGAGTGGGTCGGGTTCTTGATCACGATCGCGCCACCGGAGCCGCCACTGAGGGTCTTGGGCTCAATGGAGTTGGCGTCGTACATGAGCTTCGGGTTGGCGTTCTTGGCGACCGCCACCAGCTCCTTGCCCTTCAGGGAGTTGGCTGCCTTCGTGTCTGGGCGGATAGCGTGCCCGTGCCCGTAACCGTAGGTGTGGTCCTGGGCGATCTTCAGGCGGGAGACAACGTAGGGGTTCCAGTCGAAACCCTCGAGCTCGCCGGCAAACTCAGGCCCGTCGTCACAGACCCAGACGGAGTGCCAGGCGCGGTCCTCAGGTAGCTTCAGCCCTCCTGGGATTCCATTCTCATTCTTGATAATGCAGTTGTAGTACTTGAACTTCCGGAAGAGCTCACCGTTCCCCATAGCATCCAGGACCCGCTTGCCCGGCTTGCCCTTGAAGAACTCGTAGGCGGCGCCCGCTGGGAGCGTGAACTCTCGGGTGGTCCAGATAGGCTGGTCGTCTATCCCGTAGGTCCACCACATGTCAAAGAACGGGACAGACTTGAAGTTCATCTTGCCGAAGGTGGAGCCGGTGCGAGGGTTCACCCGCTTGTGGATCTCCTGCCCGTAGCTGATTCCGTTCCCTGGGAGGATAAGATCCCTGAGGTAGGCCTCAAGCTGTAGGTAGAAGTTCGACTCGGAGAGAGCCCTCAGCACCTTGCTGGCGCCGCGGTCAAGCAGCTGTGTCACGAAGATGTCATCGCGAAGATCCTCGTGCGCCATGAAGTGAATCCATGACATTTGCGTGGGCGCGACCTGGCCCTTGATCCATGAGATGAAGTCCTGAGCCGCACCGCCCGCAGTAGAATCGATCACCCCCTCAATTCGGGCTCCGCCCTCTGACTTGGTGGTAACGTCGCCTCGGAAGGGCATCATGAGAGACATGATATCCCGCCAGGCGCTCTCGTGTGGGGAACGCTCCGCCTGCTGCTCGCCTATGCGGTCCATGACCTCCGCTAGGGTTTTCCGCATAGCCATCTCATCCTCAAATCATGTCAAAGAAACAGGGGTCCTCAATCATGTACACGTCCCGGCGCTGACGCCGACCGATAGTCTCCACCACCTCTGCGAACCTCAGCATCATAACTAGCTTGTGCATGGCGTCTATGCAGTGGTCGTTCTGACCCTGCTTGACGACCCCGTCCGTGGTCCGGTAGGTCTGGATCTCGCGCCAGAGCTCGTGCAGGGAGGCGAAGAGCTTCAGGCGCCCGGAGTACATCCGGTCGTAGCACTCCGCCGTAATGCTCGTCAGGGAGCGATCCTCCTTGCCCATAGCCAGGCTGTGAGCCGACATGCCCAGCATGTTGCAGCCCAGGTTCCTGTACCGCTCCGCGATCGAGATTCCGCTGTGGGCCTCTCCGGCGCCGCGGCCACCGTCGTGCGGCCAGGCGATAGGGACGATATCCCCGTCCATGGACTTCAGCGCCTCTGCGTAGGTGGGGGTGTCCGACTCCTTGAGCTTCCTCTCAGCCGTGAGAATCAGCTGGTCGTCCTCTGGGTTCAGGTACCCCTTCACGGCAGCGAAGGTTCCGGACGTGTGCGGGAAGTCGACCCCGATCAGGCACTGCCAGTGGGTTGGAACCTCCATGTCTGGGATCACCACCTGGTCGTAGGAGACCGGGTAGACAACACCCTCACCACGGACAGGGCGCCCGCGGAGACGCGCTGACTCCTGCGCGTGGCCCTTGTACTTGGTCTTGAGCTCCTGCTTGTCCTCGTCGGAGATGTGGTCAGCTTGGTCGATATCGTAGTAAATGATATCCGTGAGTCCGGCCTGCTGGCGCTCCTCGTCCTCGTAGTGGAGGATCAGCGGAGTCACGCCGTACAGCGGCGTCATAGCCATGTAGACGAAGCCCTTAGTGAAGTTGGTGCGAGCGGAGATCTCGTTGTAGACCTCCATGCTCTTGGGCTCTTCGTCAATCCAGATCTCGTTGAGCGGGTACCCAGCGATCCGCTCCGCATTCTGCTGATAAGCCATACAGTAGCATTTTGACCTACCCTGGACCTTGCCGAACTCGTCGTGCCAGTCCACGTAGAAGAAGTCGATCTGCTTGTGGGTGTTGCCCCCGGCGTAGGCAATGTCCTTCTTGGGATCGAAGCAGTGAGCTGGGATGTACCCGGAGCCACGGTTGTTGTCTGGGCCCAGGAGCGGGTCGGTCAATTTGTCCCGCACAGCTACCGCGTTGTAGGCACATAGCGCACCCTCGATAGGTCCGTCGTGCCGGTGCCCCGTGTACCCCTCAGGGTAGAGGCCCGTCAGGCCGATAGTCGCCTTGACCCTCAGGATCGTGGACTTACCAGCCTGGTTCAGCCCGGAGAACATCGTCTCCCGAGCCTTGCTATTGAGGAACCGCCACTGGGTAGGGTTCGGCGGGAGGGTGTTCAGCTTGTCCTGGTCGGCGCGGCGGAGCGCCTCCCTCTCTAGCGCAAGCTCACGGGTGAGTTCCTCAAGCCGCTCACTCATGCTCAGTAGCCTTTCTTCGGCGCCGCATGAACAGGTAACCCCCGCCGGCTGTAGCTGCGCCACCAGAACTCGCAAAGGCCACCAGCTTTGTCCATGTGATAGCGTCCTCCTTCAGCGCTGCGATAGACTCCCGGAGCTCGGCGATCTCCTCATGGTGGGTCGCCACCTCCTGGGCCTGGGAAGCCATCTTCCCGAAAGGGTACTGCGGAAACAAGTCCGCCGGCTTCACGTCGTCCAGCTGGAACGTGAGAGCAGCCCCCGCCACATATGTCTCGTCGTACTCCTCCGGCGCACCCAGGAGCTTACCAGCCCCCACAGTGAGGTCTGTGCCCGCGCACCCGTAGAGCCCACTGAGGAAGCTACTCCCCAGCAGAAGCCAGCCCAGAGTGCTTGCGGCGGGCCGCAATTGTGTCGTCGCGTAGCTGGTTGATGGCAAGGCGCTTCCTCCGGGTCTCGTCGATCTCCTCGAGGATCACGTCCTCGTCCAGCATCTTCTCGTCAGGAACCTCGGTCGTCTGCAGGTGACTCTCCTTAGGAATCAGGAAAGGCATGAGCAGCTTCTGGTATTCCCGACGCTCCCGGCGCGCCTTCTCGTCGTGCCCCTCTATAGACTTCATGTCCTCGATAAGGTCGTCGAAGAAGCCCACGTTCACCATAGCCGCACGGAACTGGGACTTAATCTCCTCGCCCGTCTTGCGGACGATCTGGTTCACCTTCTGCTTGAACCCCGACGTGTCGTACTTCCCCTTGCGAGCCAGGTCCCACTTGTCCGAGAACGCACCGTCCGTCTGGGAGGCCAGCTGGAACTGGGCCAGAGCGACCTCGGTACGCTCCGCCGCCTCGTCCTCAGGGACTCCCAGGTTCACCAGCGACAGGAATCGGTGCTGCTTCTCTTCGTGGAAGTTCAAAGGTCCCCTAACGAAAAAAGGCCTACGGAGGATCACCCCCGCAGGCCAGGCAAGAACCACGCAGAGGAGCGAGGACTTATCTCTAAGATTCTTCTACCCCGAAAGCCACAAGGACCTCGAGCAACTGGGTGCTGAAGATCTGCACAGTGACTAGGTCCCCCGACTGGGTGAACTCCACCATGTTGATCAACTTCCCCACGTAGTTCATCAGCTCCAGGATAGAAGGCCACGGGTACACCTCACCCAGCTCCTGCAGGTTCCCAGAACCCAGCAAGTGCTGCCCGATGAACGCCACAAGGAAAGCGTCCTCCTGGCCCGGCGTGGAAAACTGCACCAGCCGCTCCAGCCCCTGCCTCACCTGTGTCGTAGCCATAGCGTCTTCCCAAATCCAGTGGAGCCCCCAGGCCCCCTCGTTCTCACTAGCCGTCAGCAACCCTACACCACCAGGTGGAGGTGCACCGTCGTACTCGCCCCGCCGTAAGGGAAGAAACTCAGCTTCGTGCCGCTCTCCACCCGCATGACGTGCACCTTACCGCCCTCGAACAACATATCGTTGCTGTCAGCAGTAGCGTCCAACACCACATGCACAGGGTTCGTCGCGTAGAACATCGCTGCGCCGTCAGACGAGAAAGCAGACGTCTGCGTCCGCGCTGTAGTCGCCGTCGTAGGGAAAGGAGCCACCACCGCACCAGGACGCGGGAAGTGAATCTCCTCGTAGGAGGCCCGGTTCCGATCCTTAGTCTCTGTCCAGTCTGCCATGGAACCCTCTCCTACTTCACCTGCTGCACGTAAACCGTCGAAGACGTAGTGTTTAGGACGCTGATAATAGACGGCGGGTGAACGTTCACAAAGTGGTTCACACCAGCAGCCATACGCATGTCGTTCGCCGTAGCCGTCGCTCCCGTAGCCTTGAAGTAGAAGTCGTTCACACAGAACAACATCAACGTACCACCCACAGGGTCGTCAGAATCCACAGCCGTCGCAGCCACAGTCTGCGGGAAGGAAGCTACCGCATCACCCATCCGAGGGACAAAACTCACTACCCGCTCCTGTCAGAAAGAAAACCAGGGGGCCCCGGCAGCGCCTGCCCCCCAAAGACGTTCGCAACCAACGCACCGTACTAGAACGCCGGAACTGCCTACACTACTCTTCTTCTAAAGATGATTCCCCCCGTTATTAGCTCGCTGCGCTCACTAATAACTACCCCCCCAGGACCCCAATTATACACCTACCGTCAAACCCAAAATCAACCCAGTACCTCAAGTCACAAAACCACCAACCCTTAGCGCTTTTATTTTTTGGGATCAAGATAAGAGAATCCTCCCTGTTGACTTTACGCATAGGGTGGGGAGAGGGTTATTTTACGGGCGGGATATATATCAAGAATGCGCGATCGCGATGGGGGGCCGGCACCCCTTCTCGAGACCCCCAGAAAAAAGATGCAATGCATCATTCAATGCATCGTCAATGCTTCAACCAATGCCTATGCGATGACCGAGTCAATGCTCCAATCAATGCATGATTAAGGACGATAATAACTATTAGCAGCCCTAAAAAACGCGCTACAACGAAGCTATCTTGCCAGCACCGCGACACGCGCTATGCGATTATGGCAACGAAACGGTTGACTAACGGTACAATTGGCGTCTTTTTCTAGCCGCGCGTACTCAACCTGGACTCTGCTATCGCTTTCTTTACTTGGGACTGCTACTTTTCGGGCGCCCAAAGCCACATCGTCCCCCTAGGGTGACATCCCCCCTTTCCCAACCCAAAACCCAGAGTGCGTTGCCTACGCCACCTCCGTTGCCCCATAAATCTAGCCGCGTAAATCACGTTGGTTTGGTAGACTTACAGTTTTTCGGACATTTCATGCTTGAAGAACCCTTGTATTGAGCGATCCTGATAGAGCGTCGACCGGGAGTACCACCTGACGGCGCGCGCCAACTTCACCACCTCCTGAAAGGGGAGACCCAT